AGGGATTACAGTTCCAACTGCGCCATTACAAGTACAATTGACAACTGTACCAGCACCAGGGATTCTAGTAATGAAATAGATTTCACCAATTGCATCTTGCCAAATACCTGAAGCCATTGAAGGATTTACTTGATTAGCAATGTAAGCAATTTCATTATTTTTTTCGCCAATAATTGCTGTTTCAGATTGTGCTATTTGACCTTGTGGAGTTTGAAGCGCAGGATTAACACCACCGCCAAAGGCAGAATTAATATCAGCCTGAACACCTGCAAGAATATCTGTTTCGGCAGGTAATACTGGACTACCATTTACCCACGTTATTGCTGGAACATTAGTTGTCATATAGTTTATCCAAAAGCTACGTTATTAGTTATACCATCAGTATCAATAATTTGTATTTGACCTGAAAGAGTACGATTGCTAAAACTTGTGAATGTTACTTTTGCTTGTGCAACATTAGGAATAGTAAATGCAGCTTTTTGCATTTGTAAATTTGCATATTGCAAAGGTGGATATTTTCCTAAAATATTTTGCCAATAAGGAATACCAAGAGCATTGTCATACCAACATTCGCCAATAAAAGTTCTAATAGCGGAAGCTACATCTTGAGCAATAGAATAAGGAGCTTCAGCAAGCGCAATATTTCCATTTACATCCAATACAAGGTCCCATTGTGACTGGTCTAAAAGCAAACTATTTTGAATTATTGTCATATTATGCCTTAATTACATTGTTGCGCTTGGAGTTCCAGTATTTCCGCCTTGGGGGTCAGAATGATAGTGGCTGTTATAAGTGCTACGCATCTGAGCTATTGTTTTTGTATTGGTGCTAAAATTATCTATAATATCGCCACTTACCTTTAAAATTGGTGTATTCATTGTAACATTAGTTGACGCATTTACGATTGCTGTCGGAGCATTTACCGTAACATTATTTGGCGAGGTAATTGTTATTCCGCTAGAATTAAATTGAATATATTGAGTAGGAGCAGCACCAATAATAGTCATCAAATAAACCATATCCGACATATCATTTTTACGCAAAGAACCTGGAGCAGACACTTTTTTTGCACTTTTAACGGCAGTAATATCTCTATCACAAACTATAGCAAGTCCAATATCACCAACAGCAGGGTCTAAAATAATTCCATTAGAACCGCCTTGTATTCTCATGTAAGGTACGTTGTAAATTGTAGCGTGGTCAACAACTTGTCCATCGCCATCTAGCGAACTTACCAAAGGCATAACGCCAACATAACCAATTGGTGAAATACCGCCACTATTTGTTACCGACATTACTTGAACAGGCATAGCCGTTCTTAATCCCGATAAAGCCGTTCTGATAATGTAATTTAATCTATTAACTTCAGAAGCATTATCAGAAGAAACGTGATTACTTAATATATTAGTTTTTTGCGACATAAGGCGGTGGACTCAATTGTGAAGTTGTAAACCACGGACCATCAGGGGTCAATGTGCTAATTTCATGGGTGCAATTTTGCACAGGAAAAGTTCCGTTAGCCTTTGGTAAAGATGAAGTTAATTTCACAGCTCTACCATTAATAATGGTTGGTTTAAATTCTGATTTAACTGTAAAACCAGCTTCCCAATAAGATGGATAACCGACTAATCCCGTTTCGGGACTTACTTCAATAATTACATTATCTCTAACGCCTTTATTATCCCATATAGTTACTGTATTATTTTCTATAACTAAAGGAAATTGAGCTGCTCTTGCAATTGTTTGAATTTGGTCAATAAGTGAACCATAAACATATTGGTCAGTTAATATGCAATGAGCAGAATTTTTGTAATTTTGAAACCGCCATCCAGTACCTAATTGTTTAGTAAGAGATTCAATTAATTTTTCTGCAACAGTTCCATTAGGATAATGTTTAGATGCAGATGAAGTTCCTTTTGATACCCATCCTGATATAGCAGCACAATTAAAAGAAATATCAGGCATAGAACTTAAATCAATATAACTTGAAATAAGTTGACCTGAAAAAACTTGCGTTAGAGGAGTTCCTTCATCGCCAGCAGATAAGGTAACACTTTTATTTTCTAAATATATTTGATTAGCACCTGTGCTAGAAAATTTATTCATTTCATTTAAAGTCATTCCATAAACTTTAAGGCGCAATTGACCAAACGCACTAGAACCGCCTGGATTTGTAATAATTGCAGAACAACGCAAACCCTCTAAACTTGTCGTTTCGCCATCGGCAGTAGAAAATTGCAAATTAATTTGTCTTACAGCAAAGGTCATGGAGCAGTCCAATAAGTTAAAATATAACGAGAACCTAAACCAGTATATTCAGGGTCATTAGTACCTATTGTATCAATAAATACCAATTGACCATCAAATCCTAAATATGCTTCTCTTACAATTCCAACCGCATTAAGACAAGTCATTGATTCTACAATCACATTTCCATCGACTGTTAAATCAATAAACAATCCCGTGCTTTTTTGATATAAATTGATTACACAATTTTGTGTATTTAATTGAACACTAAATGATTGTGAAGCTACGGGAGTTAAAGGGATTACTTGCATTATTTTATACTCACCTATTTAATATTTTTGTCAAAAATGCAAAATCAATCTTTGTATTATTTGCTTGAGTTTGTTGTTTTACAGTTGGTGGTACTGGTGAAACTTGTCCGTTATTTTGAGTTGGAGTTCCGCTAGGTTGTGAAGTGGTAACAACAGACGCTTGTGTAACTCTAACTTGTTGAAAGTATAATTTAGCAATAATAATACTTACGCCACTTTTTGATTCTCTACGATAATCCGCATGAATTAAATTACAGTTCTCGTAAGTATTGTCAGGTGTTGTTATTGCAATTAAAGCCAATGAATCCATTAAATCTTGGATAGATTGTAAAAACTCTACTTTGCTCATACCGCCTGTAGTTGCTCTACTTCCATTACAAGCAACTGTTACTCTTATATCAAAAGGTAAAGCCACTTTATTGTAACTAGAAAAACTACCATCCTCTACAGGATAGTTTGGAATTTTACGTTCTTCACGATATTCAAAATCAACGAATGAATCAGGAATAATTACATGAGTCCCATTTTCATCAACAAAAGCCCATTCTGAAGCAAATATAGTATTTGGTAAATTTGTGTTTGATGTCGGCTCTAATGTAGGCGTTGGCACAGTTGATGAACGTGGTATTGCAGGAACGCCTGGAAGTTTAGGTACATCAGGAAAAGGTATTAAAGGCATTATCTATTTCCCACCATTCCAAAGTGCATTAAAGAGTCATTTTGAATTGCCGGACCAATTTCTTTAGCAATGCCAACGCCATCAGTCGCTTTAGTATGAATTGGAATACTTCCAATAGTAATAGTATTTGTAGTTACATTATTTGCTGAAGGGGCGTTAGTATTTGCTCCCGTCATACCATAATATTGAGATGCTAAATTGTATCTTGCATTTAATGAATTATCGCCTGGTCTTTCATAACCAAACATTGCTTTAGAAGCTTCATATACATTCATTGCTGCTTTAGTTAATGCAGCTCCCGATGCTTTTTCTGTATGAGTTAATTCCCATTGAACAAATTGAGCTTGTTTCATCATGTCAGCTCTAGCATCGTGAATATCAAAACCAGACCAATTTTTAAAGTCAGCTTGTCTTTCAGCCGACCATTGAGCTAATCCATAATGAACTTTATCTGGATTTAATGCTTTTGAATTTAAACCGACACTTTCATAGGATAATCCACCTACGATTGCAGCAGCTTGAACGTCATTCCATCCTTGAGATTTAAAATAATCAAGTAAAGGCTTTGCGTTCCCACTAGATGCTTTTTGTGTAGGTTTTGATTTTGTTGGAGCAGAAATATCTAAAACCATTTGCTCCGTTTCTTTTAAATTGCTTTTAAATTGTTCCCAAACGCCTTCAGGAGTTAATTCAAGTAATTTTACTGGGGATATTTTTACCGATAAATCCAATATTTTATCTAAAAAGTTTAATAATTTTGTAAAAAATGGATTTTGAGATAAGTTATTAATTGCTTTATAAAGAGAATTTAACGCATCTTGACCATGACCTTCAATTGCAGTCCAAAGGTTAGTCATTTGTTCTCTAGCTTTTCTTGAAAGCTCAGCGTTTTGTTCTATGCTTTTATTAACTTCTTCATAATGCTTTTCTAATTTTGATAACGCATCGCCACCTTGCAACATTGCAATAAAATCTTGTTCTGTAAAGCCAAGACCTTGTGCAATAGTTTTAGCTTCTGCGACTCCTCTTACTTCCGAGAATTTTTTAATTGCATTAGCTAATTTTTGAATATTGACGGTGTGCTTTTCAACATCAACTCCAGTATCGCCAGAAACATTACTTAATGGACCTAAAAATTTAAATAAACCTGTGTCGCCAGTAATGGGAATACTTGCTAATCGTTCTTGAATACTTTTAATGGAATTAATAAAAGTTTCTGTTTTACCGCCAGCAGCTTCAACGGCATTACCCCATGATTGAAGCTCTACTGCGGATTTGCCCGTAATTTTGGAACTATTGTAAAGTTCCATGTTTGTATTTTGTAATTTGCTTGCAAAGTTTACAATTGCGCCAACGCTTAAAGCTGCCGTGCCAAAAGACACCATTGCATCTTTTGCTTTTTCAAACCCTTCTGTGGTTTGTTTAGTATTTCTTTGAAGGTTATCGTTGGTTTTTTTTGCTTGCTCATCGGTTTTTCTAAGACTTTCAACCGCCTTTTTTTGAGCATCATTAAATTTAGAGGTATCAAGTCCTAGCTCAATTAATAAACTATCAATAACTGTAGCCAAGATTTACTCCTTTAATTTTTAATTTGACTTATCGTATAAGCGTTATGTCTATCTACCGCATTTATTTCAAGTAATATCCACATATCCTCTACAGAATAAACTGTGTCTAACTCGTGCAAAGTGGCAANCCTAGATGATAATACCGTTGCTATCGCTTGCGTTGTGGCTTGATACTCAANGAGNTTTCTTGTGGATTGACTTGCGGATTTGATTCCGAAGTCGATTGTTTTTCTTCTAAAAAAAAACTGATATGTAAATCCCAAATTTCTTTTCTTAATTTTAACCTAGTAGATACTTCTTCAATATCTTCTTCAATTAACTTACGTTTTACATTGGAAGATGGCATGATTTGAACACAAGTCATCATTTCATCTAGTAATGGCTTTGCAGATTCAAA